AACAGACAGCCTGAGCACTCGTGCCGAAATAGGTGGCACATACAGTCAGCCAGTGGGTCCAGTTGGAGTTTATACTCGTGTGGCAGTTGGTAACAAGTTTACAGGCACCACAGACTTTGGTTACTACTCAGTTGAACCTGGCATCACAGCCGCGTTGGGTTCAGGTGTTTCAGCCAAATTGGGTTATAGATATCGCACAGCATTTGATAACTCCATCAGTGACAAGACCAATACTGTTCGTGCTACAGTAGCATATGATTTGACCAAACAAGATCAAATCGGTGTACGCTACGACAAAGTGTACGGCGACAGTCAATCACACATTGTGAACTTGGTTTATACACGTGGTTTCTGATACGGCATCAACCATTCCAACCCGCTTCGGCGGGTTTTTTGTTGACTGCGTTTTTGAAAACATATATAATTGTATTAACCAAGGAGTCAACATGAGCAAGCTCAGCGATCAAATCAAGGCCGCACTAGACAAGAAAAAAGGATTGACACATCCAGATGCCGACGATGCACCGGTAGTAGAGAAAAAAGCCAAACGAGTCACACAACCACCCACAGGCAAAAAACCTCCAACCAGATCGGCCGGCCGAGGTAGATGACATGTACAAACCCAGGTATATGCAATATATCAACTTGCCGCAGGTGCCCAAATCTATCGTGCAAGCAAGCATTGATAACATACCCAATTACTTGAGCAACGAATCGATCAAGCGGGGCAGTTCGTATATCTGGACCGACCATGAAAATAACGACCTGGATGCCTGGTGCAAAGAAAACATCTGCCAAGACATGTATTTTGCTTTCCAGGTCATGACAGCCGATGTTGCTGTACACAAAGATGTCAGCACCAAAACCAAATTTTGCTATATCTTGAAAACCGGTGGAACCGATGTGATCACTTCATTTTATCAAGATGATCGAACCACCTTGTTGGATTCCTATTGCATCTTGCCCGAACAATGGCACATTTTAAAAGTCGACAGTTATCACGGAGTATCCAACATACAGGCCGGACAGATACGCTTGTCAATAACAGCCAAAATTTTTGAATAACGGTTGACCCATGCAACGAAAAATCAGTTTTTGGATCAAGGGCACATATGATACCAATGAATTTGTTGTCACAACCGATTTGGTCACACAACGACATCTGATAAATGATTCGCAACACTACAATTTTGTCGTGGCATTTAACGATCCTAAAAATTTAAAAATACAATGTCTACGTGGACATGTTGACCTAGGCCAGGTAGACATCAACTATTCCTGGATCATCAATCCTTATTATCACAAAAATTTCCCCCAAGATGTTGATGCTCTCTTGAGCTCGAATTTCGATCTCAGTCACGGACAGGCGCAATGTTCATGCAGTCCAGAATTTATTGACAGTTTGCAAAATCATAACTTTTGGATCGATTCAGGTGCCGACCGTTATTCAGCCACACAAGAGCTTGTGCTAGGACCAAAAATAAATTCAATACCAACTGCAAAAAACAACGGTTGGTTTGAAATCAACGCCGGTGACTGTCTGACCTTTGATTTGTATGTGCCAAGACCGTCCGTTGATTATGCCACTCGAAATCAAGTGCTGGCTCATGAAAAAAACACACAGCAATTTGAAACTGTACAGTTGTACTCGTATGATCATGATCAAATCAACGGCATCACCAATCAATTCCAGATGTATGTGGACCGGTACTGTGCAGATCCAACCAGCTGCTGGACAGCCATCTCGCAACCGCCATCGGCATTGCCGTATACGGAAAAAATCCGCATACAATCACAGTTGATCAACAATCTGGATTTGATCAAAGACCGCAAGCTGGTCGACTTTGGCTGTGATCGCGGGCAATATCTTTATCCCAGCTTGATGCTAGGAGCCGGGCACGTGACCGGGGCTCAGATTGTTGCCAAACACAACGATGGCATCAATGCCGCACTGGAACACATGGGCCTGGATCATCGTGCCTGTGCAGTCGATTGCGACATTTACGATCTCGATCGTGTCAAACAAATTCTAGATACCGGAATCGAAACTATCTTGTGCTTGGGTCTGATCTATCATGTCAATCACCATTATCAATTGTTAAAAACATTCAGTGCCAGTTCGGCCACGGCCATCGTGATCGATTCCATGATACACGATTTGGATTTTTATCTAGATCCGGTACCGCTGATACGATGGAAAGAAGAACACCAGCACGAGCACGGTAACGGTATAGAAATTGCATCTTCAAAACCGGGCCTGACCTGGACCGGTACTCCCAATGCGGCCTGGATCTGGCATGCCTTAATCAACCTGGGCTGGCATCCAAGATCGTCAACCGTGACCAACAGTCTGGCCTTGAACTATCCGCAGTTTCGCACTCGCGGTGTAATTACCGCTACCAGACAGTCAGGATAAATAGTTTTGCAACGCCGGGTTCTTCCGACGTCGGATCATCAAAGACGCTTGACATTGTAATGTCTTTACTGTATTATTGTAATACAGAACGCCTACCGTAAGTAGAGTCCTTCTACCAGCAACAAAATTTAACATCAAGGAAAAAAATGAAAAAAATGAAAAAAATTATATCTATAATTTTGGCCATGCTGTTGCCATTCGGATCGGCACTTGCAGTCACTCCGATCAATATCATGTTGCCAGCGGTTCCAGGCGGACCCATGAATCAACTTGCTTTGGCATTGAGTCAAAATTTAAACGACAACCAGATACCAAACGTGATAACATTCCATCCAGGCGGAGATGGTATCATCAGCTACAACAATGCAATCAAAGAAAAAGACAACACAGTGCTAATGACGGCCATTTCATTCGCAGTGTTCAGCAATGTGTTGGCCAAACGCGAAAGCATATATACCAAAAATATGGTTCTGATCGCACCGGTCATCAGGTCCAGCATGGGATTTATGATTTCTAACAAATTTGCCAAAGATGCCAAAATTGACAGTTTTCAAGACTTTGTAGACTATGCCAAGACTCGCCCGGTGTTGTGTGGTGTAAGTGCATCGCATGGCAAATTTGAATTGACTCACATGAATCAAACCTATCGTACCAACTTTGAATATATTCCTTACAAGGGCAGTGCCGAATATCGTACCAATCTGATAGGCGGACAGCTCGATTGTGCGTTCGACAGTGTAGGTAGCCAGATACCGTTCCACAACAACAGGGATTTTAAAATACTGGCAACAGCCACGGCCACGCCCGGTCTGGACGTTCCGTTGATCAGCACAGCGTTGCCCAAATACACGTTTGACAATTGGTTTGGTTTTGCTATTCCTAACGACAGCAATCTGTTAGCTGATAAAAAATTGATCGGCCTACTACAAAATTTTTACAAGTCAGAATACTTAAAACCCGTGATTACAAATTTTGGCATGGATGCTAGCAAATCAAACAGCAACATCAATCAAGACATAGAATCCAGCATAAAAAAATACAGTAACATGGCTATACAATAAAAGGCAAACTATATGTACGCATATCAAGTAGGTACGGAATTTTATTACAACGTGTATCTAGCACTCAGACAGGCCTGGAAAACGGGCAACCAATTAAAATTCTACTGTCGTGACGACGAATGGGACACCTATGATTGGAGTCACGAACCCGAAGCCAGCCTGGATTTTTTGATGGCTGACTACGCACACCGGTTAAGAAACGAGAATGAACGTTTGATTTTGGCCTACAGTGGTGGTACCGATAGTCAAACTATCTATGACGTTTTTGCTCAAAATCGCATACATCTTGATGAAATATTTGTCAAGGCCGACGATCATACTCCGCACCATCCTCGGGCCTTGGTCGATTGGTTGAGAAAAAATCATTGGGATCCTGACACAATAATCACCGAAGTCTTTAACTATGATCACGATATAAAATTAAAAGAGCACCCGGACGAAGACTGGGTCTGGCAAAATCGTTCCAATCTTTTTTTGTATGCCGTAGGTCCAACCAGTGATGGTGTGCTAGAACAGATCGGCGATCGTCACCAAGGTAAAAATTATAAAATAATTTTTGGAACAGAAAAACCCAGGTTGGTTTATCGCGACGGTGCTTGGCATCATAGACAGATGTCATTGTGCTTCAACATGCTGATGGGACTAGAACAGTGCGTGGCATTTTACATGGAACCGTTGATCGCGATCAAACAAAGCCACTTGGTCAAAGCCGGCGTTAAAAAACTGATTGCCGATCACAATTTGCCGCTATACAACGACGACTGGGCCGAGGCCAAATGGCCCAGAACTGCCGTCGGATATCGTGCGTGGTGTTTGTCCACCGGACGCCACGACGAACTGTATCTGGGACTCAGTTACACTCAAAAAGTCATGAATGATTCACTGGATCAGACCGAAGTAGTCATGCAAGGTGACTGGAAAGAACGATACAAATCAGTAGACTCTTTTTTGTACACAGATCTGATCAACGATTGTCCGGCCGCCCTGAACTATGTGCGTGGGTTTGCCAATCTTACCAGTGAATTTGGATTCCATCAGTATCTCAAAGACAACGGCTGGTTTAGAAATTCCGAATACAGTTTGAGACGTTTGCGATTTGTCTGGTGCAAAGAACAAAATATTGGATCTTAAAGAGTGTTGCCAAAAAACAACATCTAAAACCCCCTACAAACAGGGGGTTTCTTTTGGTTGACCAAAAAAGCCATTTCGGTTATAATAGTAGTATAGTAAACGACAAGGAGCTGAAATGACAACAATACAATATCGAGTGGGCGATCTAGTAAGTTATGGCATTGGTGGAGATCGCTATTTTGACGGTCGAATCACCCGCGTCACCAAGCGATTTATCTTCACCGATTCAGGTAGAAAATACACCCAAAAAGTAGCCGCAGATGGTCGAATCTATTACACAGCGACCGGTTGTCGTTATTGCTACCTGGTGCCCGGCAAGCAAGACTACTACGATCCACATTTCTAATAGGAGAACAACATAGCCAAATTAACATCCGCAAAATTGGTTCCAGGATCACAGTACCAGATCCGTCCCGTAGTCCAGGTCACAGATCAAGGTCGACTGATCTACGGTGACGGAACCCCGGCAGTGTATCAAGGTATCAACCGTGGCAACAGTCTGATTGATGCTGATCGCTTGAAATACTATCGAACTATGAATAGCATGCCGATTGGTTTTGCTTGGCAGTTTGAAACAGACGCCGGCGAGACAGTGCAGTTATCCAAAGGACAAAGCCAAGATCCCGGCAAAATCTGGGGATTTTTTGCAGGCCAGCAAGAGGTAGGGATTTTCGCATAAATACCTGATGCAAATAAATGAAATTATCGACGACGATGACGTTGACCACCCAGAGATACATCAATGGGCCCAGAAGCAACCCGGGCACCAACTGATCGGGCAAGGCACCCAGAGTCTGGTATATCAGGTTGACAATGGTATCGTGAAATATTTTATCCCCGATGACGACAATCGAAAACCAGCCGAACGCGACTTCGTGCATTGGATTCGATTCTGTCAGGCCAGTGGTGATCCACACTTGCCACGATTCCAAGCAGTGGCCAAGAAAAAAATAAATGGTCGCACCTACATCGTGGTCAACATGGAACGACTACAACCTATCACGGCCAAGACATTTAAAATGGTCACGGCCATGCAAGATTGGATGTACAAATATCCCGACTTTGCCACCTATCAGTCTCGTCATCCCAAAAACACCATAGCACAGCAACAACCGGGTCTGGCTCGTACCTGGCAACGACTGGATGATTATGCTGGACAAACTCGCAACGATTATGATTTGAACAGTCCGGGTGATAATATCATGGCCCGTGCAGATGGTACCATAGTGATCAATGATCCGTTTACTTTTTGATTGTGTTGCCAAAAAACAACACCAAAAACCCTGCCCCGGCGGGGTTTTTGCATTGTGGTTGACCAAAAATGCCATTTCGGTTATAATAGTAGTATAGTTAATAACAAGGAGCTGAAATGATTAAAGAAATTGTTCAAAATGCCCGAGCAGCCGCAGTACAAGCCGAAACTGAATATCTTGCCCGTCACGGTGAGCCTGCCTACTGTGGGTTTGGTTGGGTTGAAGTTTATGTTAGTCGCACCAATTCTAAGGAAGCCCGAGAATTGATTGCGGCCGGTTTCCGTAAAAGTTACAAACCAAAATGTCTTACCTTATGGTCACCTGGTGCTTATCACGGACAGAGCATGGATGTAAAAGAAGCCGGTGCTCATGCTTTCGCCGAAGTTTTGCGTACGGCAGGTTTGCAGGCCTATGCCTGTTCGAGAGCTGACTAAGGAACCGGTATGAAATTTTATAGAGAAACTACTAAGTGGGCAGTAGACTACACAGTACCCAATCATATCTACTTGTTGAACGACAGCAAAGACAAGATGTATGGCTACTTGCCGGCTGGTAGTTCAGAACCACAGGTCGTTCGTAAACCATACCGTTTTGACACTAGAGGACGTACCTTTGAAGTTGTAGCCGAACTGGGCGAAATAGCTCTAGACACAGTCAAAGCGTCAGAACAATGGCAGTTTGCTGGTTCAAAAGGTGACACTTACATTGTACAAAGAACAGATGGAGTGTTAAACTGTAGTTGCCCTGGATATACATTTAGAGGACAATGCCGTCACGTAAAGGAGATTGAAAATGCCTAAGGTCTTGGGCGTTTAGCAGGATCTTTCCATTGTTGTTTAGTGCGATTGGATTGTTCTTTAATATAATCAGTATTTTGCCAGCGTTTTTTCATTTAAGAAGTCAATTGACCAACAATTACCAAAATGTTATAATATATATATTGTTAAACATTAAAGAAAGAGGAACCCAAAATACCAAACTGGTGCAGTAATACTTTAACCCTAACCCACGAAGATCCAGCAATGATAGCCCGTGCCCGAGATGCTTTTGCTTGTGGTGAGTTCTTAAATGAATTTGTTCCAGTGCCCGAGGACTTGAAAATCACGGCCGGTAGTGTTGGCAACCCAGACGAGCAGGTACAACTTGAAGCTCAAACTCAGGCCAATGTGGTCAAGCACGGCTACGGTAACTGGTATGATTATTGTGTAGGCGAGTGGGGTACCAAGTGGGATGTCGGAGACAAACACAATATCCAGTCCGTGACCGATAACGAGTTAGTTGTTTATTTTGACAGTGCCTGGAGTCCGCCTACTACAGCATACGATAAACTGATTGATCTTGGGTTTGGTGTTTATGCTACCTACTACGAACCCGGTATGTGTTTCTGTGGTATATATGATGAACACGGTGATGACTTCTACGATTTCTCTAACATGGATTCAGGTGATGTGGCACAGACTATTCCACAGGAATTAGACGATACCTACGGCATCAGTGAGTCAATAGCCGAATACGAACGTGAAAATGAAGATGAAGTTACTGCCTGGTACAAAGACGGTGTAGAAGAAACAGGACTAGAACCACACGTAGTTGAGAAAGCGAAAAATGTGTAATGATGTGAGAATTATTGCTATAGCGCAGACTATAGCCGATTTAACCCCAAAGGAACTCGATGATCTAGCCGAAGACCTGGTTACGCATTATCGTGGGCATGCTATCGACTTAGAGGACAATATTCGCAAATACCGCGAATTACGCATTGAAAATCTAGTTCGCGAACTTTCTAAAAACGGTTGACCCAGAATTCGCAATCTGTTATAATATTAGTATAGTAAAAATTTAGGAGCCGATATGTTAAAACCCTGGGAAGTTATTGCTGAATTAGAAAGTGATAATAGTCGCCTGTTTAAAGAATCTGTTATTGCTCGTGAAGCTGAAGCAGGCAATACGGAATTTTTCCGTGGAGCCCGTGCCTGCCTTGACAGTATGATCACCTATGGTGTTCGCAAGGTTGAGGAACACCCAGGTCGTCGAGATGGACCAGGACTACGTCCAGAAACATTTTGGCGCACTGCCCAGGACCTGGCTGAAAGACGCTTAACCGGTAATGCCGCACTGGTAGCAATCAATCACATGATTGCAAAAGCCACCCAAGAGGAATGGAACGGGTGGTATCGTCGTATACTTATTAAAGACTTACGCTGTGGTGTAAGTGAAAAAACCATTAACTCAGTTGTGGAGGAGAAACATGCTGAATACATTATTCCTGTTTTTAGTTGTCAACTTGCTCATGATAGTGCCAATCATGAGAGCAAAGTTACAGGGCGAAAACTCATTGAAGTTAAGCTCGATGGCGTTAGAGTTATATCTATCGTTTATCCAGATGGTGTTGTTGATCAGTATAGCCGTAATGGTAAAGAACTGGTAAACTTTCCACATATACGACAACAGTTGTCTAAGAACAGCAAATTCTTTGCTGAACCCATGGTCTTAGATGGAGAAGTAATGAGCAGTAACTTTCAGGACCTTATGCGACAGGTACATCGTAAAACTGATGTAGAAAGTGCCGATGCTGTTCTTAACCTGTTTGATATCATAAGCCTGCGTGAATTTAAAGCTGGGCTGGGTCAACATCGTCAAATAGATCGCAGTTACAGTCTACAGACTTGGTTTGCACCACTGGCAGATAACATGCCCAATGTCACTGTTGTGGGACAGGAATTAGTTGATTTAAATACAGTTGAAGGCCAGGCACGATTCACTGACATTAACCGATCAGCAGTTGAGGGCGGATACGAAGGTATTATGATCAAAGACCCCGAAGCGGTATACGAATGTAAACGTAGTGTGGCGTGGTTGAAGTTGAAACCATTTATTGAAGTTAGTTTAACTGTAGTAGGCACCGAAGAAGGCACTGGTAAAAATGTAGGCCGACTGGGTGCTTTAATTGTAGAGGGAACAGATGATGGTAAACTTATTAGGACCAATGTCGGAAGCGGACTCACAGATGATAATAGGATTGAGTATTGGCTTAATCGCAATAGCCTTGTTGGTAATATTGTGGAAGTACGTGCAGACGCTGTTACGCAAAATCAAGACGGATCATACAGTCTAAGATTTCCACGCTTTAAAGGATTCCGTGGATTTAGTGCAGGGGAGAAAATATAATGTTAGAATGTTTAATCTTAGGTGATAGTATAGCAGTGGGCACACAACAGGTCCGGCACGAGTGTGCCGTAATTGCCAAGAGTGGTATTAACAGTCGTAACTGGGTTAATCGTAATATTACCAGTAGTCCTTATAGAGCCCGAACGGTTATTGTCAGTCTTGGTAGCAATGACCATGCAGGTATTAACACAGAAGATGAATTACGCACCCTTAGACTAATGACAGAAGCAGATCGTGTGTATTGGATATTACCGGCCATTAAGCCCGCCGTACAGGACATAGTACGAAAAGTTGCACAGGAATACGGAGATACTGTATTACCTATTCCTGAACTCAGTGCCGATCGTGTTCACCCAACCACACGTGGATATAGACTATTAGCGGAGAAAACACGATGAGCAGATACCACTGGGTTAAAACTATTGTAGAAGATGATAATGGTGAGTTGGTAATAGACATTAAAGAAGCCTGCGAAGAGTTAGGCTGGAAACCAGGTGATGTCATTGAATGGATTGACAATAAAGATGGTACTTGTACTATAAAGAAAAAAGATGAATAAACTATTAGTGATTTTGTTATTTCCTGCTGTGGTACTAGCAGATACTGTCTCTGTTACCAGAGAAGTCATCAGAGAAGAAAGTAAATATGTTACTGTAGTACGATACGAAACCGAAAATGGCCAAGTAACCGAAAGAGTAATAAAAGGAGAAGTTTTACCAAACGGCAGTATTAGACGCATAGGCATTGACAGGAATACTGGATTGCCGTATAATTATTATATCAAACCCAGCATATTTGCCGGAGCCGATCCTGGATCGTTTCGTTGCAATGGTAAAGAATGCTAAACTAATCCAAGGAGAATCAAAATGGCAACAAAATTAACAAAATTATCAAAGGTAAATGAATCAATTACACTCAATCGTTATGACAACGGTTGGATGGTAGAAGTTGGTGGTCGTGACGAGGAAAGCGATTGGAAGACTGCCAAAGTTATGTGTAACACAGAAGAAGAACTTCTTGCGGTAGTCAAAGAGTGGAACACAATGGACTTGGATAACTAAGGAGCAATCATGGCACTATGGACAGTTAAAACATACTACAAGAAAAGTTGTCAAGAAGTCGAACACTGGGTACAACGTGAAGGTGAAGGACGTATCACAGTCACCAATGGTTTCCGTTGGGGTGAGTGGACTGTAGAAACCACAGACGATCGTCCACCCGAGTTTGAATTTGCTGAAGTACCTGGCGGAAATGGTGCACGAGACAGTATCAACATGCTGGACTGTTCGGTTAACAATATTGACAATGTTGAACTGGTTAACATGGATGATGGCGGATGCTGGTATGATGTTGAGATTGAAGGTCTTGACGAAGAAGCCGAAGAAGAACTGCAGGAGTTCATTGACGAAAACAGCATCTATGATCTTGAAGATCGTGAAGAAGACTCTTGGTATCCAGATGAAACTGAATGGTGGATTTGGGGCCCAATTGAAATCTTAAACGAGTCAGGTGAGCGTGTGCGTATTATTGCCGCAGATGCCGACGGTAATGTTGTTGATTTTGTGGAGTAATAATGAAAACTCTAGACGAAGTATTTGATCTTGCTGAATCATTGAATGAGGAAGCACACAGTGAAGCCTGGGACAGTTGGATAGCCGCAGATGAAATGGCCGAAAACGATGATGATGAATCATACGAAAAAGCCGAAAACATGCGTGAAGAAGCCAGTGATGAACAGGCTGAATATTTTCGAGACGCCTATTACGGTCTCGAAGAACAAGATCAAGAGGCTATCGCGCATTGGTTAAAGGCGGATGAATCTTTCAAAGAACAATTCAGAGATTGGTTTGGCCATAAAGAATTTGATGAAGAATTTGGACTCTAATGAAAACGGTTTTAGCCACATCCGTTGGTGTAGCAGTATCAATTGTGAGTTTTATTTTTCTAATACACTACACTGAAAAAAGTACCGTAACTGTACAGTATGATTGCCGTATGCTTATAGGCGGCTGGCACCCAGACGTACCACAGACAGTACAAGAACAATGTCGTAAACTTAAAGGAAATTAACATGGCATATGATCCAAGAGCAGTATTATTAACAAAAGAAGATAAACTTGCTGTATCTCGAGTTACAGATCGAAATCATCTTAGAAATCACTACAAGAGTTTGGCTCTGGCAGTGGCCGCTAATTTGCGAAATCGATCTCGTGGAAATCGTCGAGAAGGTTCTGAATGAGTCAAACAGAAACTTTCTTGGCATTGTTAGATGCAGACGCACGTAATCAATTTCTACGTACAATGTTAAGCGAGCACGATTGTGCTGTGACGTTTACCAAAGTAGATGGTACAGTTCGCACCATGCCCTGTACTCTGCGAACAGAAGCTATGCCAGCTCGTGTGGTCACAGAAGAGCATCATACTACAAAGTTATACAAACCAGAAACTTTGAGTGTATGGTGTTTAGATAAGTCCGAGTGGCGCAGTTTTCGTGTGATGAATGTAACAGATATTCAAGTACTTTAAAAGATAAATACTGTTATATTTTTAAAGGATAATAAAATGTCAAACGAAACTGGGCCTAAACCAAAAGTACAACCAGTACCACAATCAGTAGCACAGCCTGTAACAACACGTGGTGGGCTGACTGAAGACATAGCTGTCGCAACGGCCGTTTTACCAAAGGCTGCAGTAACTACAGTTCCATATGTAGCAATAGCATCTCACCCGACAGTAACAGCCGTTCCGGCCACAGCCGCAGGATTCGATCGCACAGTAGCAACCACACTTGGTAAATAAACTTTTTGTATTAAACGACCCGCTAAGGCGGGTTTTTTATTGACTAGAATTTCTAAACGCTGTATAATTCTTGTATGACTAATAAAATCTTACCCGAAGAACAAATTGAGCACGACATGGCCTTGGACATGCAGGACTCACTGTGGTTCAAACACAAGGTCCGAACCAGCGATATTTATGCCCAAAACTTATATGCCGCGATCTGCAACATGCAATGGCAAAAGTTAGATGTTATACCAATACTCAAAGATGAGTATTGGGCATGCAGTTGGCGTGTAGCCGGCGGTATTGTGGCTCAACTATTGGGCAAAGGTGACTACCTGGACTGGTACTGTACTGGTATTTTCAACGAAGGAACTCATCGTGCGGGCCATGTTGAAGAAGGTGTTGTGACTGAAGAAATCGAAGCAGATTTAAAAAAGTTAGGCTGGCAACCTGTTCCCTACGAAAAATAAAACGGTAAAACTGACTGTTGCAATATACCAAAAGTTAGTGCATAATAACATCATGCTTGAGAATTCAAGCAAACTTAAAAGGAGAAATAGATGTCTATTAAATTAAAAAAGTTTGACCTAGAAACAAAACAAGGTAAGTTGTTTAAAGCATTAGTTCTTGACCGTGAAACACTAAGCGAGTCTGCTATTGCCAAGCGTTTTGGTATCAAAAACCCAACTGCTACAATTTCTGTAATTCGTAGCCGTGGTTATGCTATCTATGCTAATCAACGTACTGCCGGTAACGGTGTTCGTGTAACCGAGTATCGTCATGGTGAAGCAAGCCGCAAAATGGTTGCTGCAGCATATAAGGCAATGAGTTTAGGTTTAATTTAATATTAAACTTGAGCCACAAAAAAGCCCACTGAGTGGGCTTTTTCTTTGAATTAAAATTATCATGGGGAAGTTGTTACATTAACTGTACGAGTAAATTTATCATCATAATATGCAAATCTCCAAGCAAAATACATTCCTATTCCAGCAGCATTTGCATCTGCTTGTCTAGTACTCATGCACAACTCGTATGCGTTATCAACAGTTAATCCTGGCACAGTACTCATATCTTCTACTGTAAATGTAGAAACAGTTACTAATAACCCGTCTGCGTTAGTGCTCACAACAGGATAAGAAAGTGCTTTAAAAACACTTGTAGCATTTACTCGATCTCTGGATGCTAAGAGTTTTGCTTGATAAGTTACCTCCACAGGATCAAAATTATAAGTTGGACTAGCCATATTTGTTGGAGTGTCTATAAAAATCTGATCGGGTATTTTTTCTCCCAATGCCTTAGCAGTCCAAGTGCATACTAATGTAAGAGTGGTCATTACAAAATTCTCCTTATTAGTGTTATTTATCACACTAAAATTTTAAATAATAAAAGTAAATACAGTATGCACCGTAAAGTTTTTAACTTAGAACGTGATATTCGTCAAACGGATTGGATAATAACAAAGATTCGTCGAAAAGAAATCTATGCTCAAAATTTGTATGCCGCACTGTGTAACAACAACTTTGCACCTAAAGACATGTGGGCTATTCTTAAAAATCTAACCTGGAATTGCACCTGGCGCTATGCCGCAGATATGGTAGCAGACATTCGCCACGATAACAGCTACATAAATTGGTACTGTTCGGGTACAGGATTCAAAGGTGTAGATTTTGCTGGATTTGTAGAAGAAAGTTTTGTAACCGACGAAGTCAATCATGATTTGGAAGAAATAGGTTGGTTGGTAGTTACCCAAAGATGGTATAGCTGGGAAGACAGCCATTGACATAACAAATTGCGATTGTATATAATTACACAATGTTTAATAATCCTTATCGCACTTACGCAAATTTAACAGTCGGCAGTGGAAAACTATCCAACGGATACGGGGCAGTACCTGACCCGAACGCAACAAATGTAATCTACACTACCAACACCACAATTCCAAACTGGGGTAACTACCAAACATCTGGACGAATAGTTATAAATGGTGAAGATGCTGACATTGAAATAAATGGTGAAAGCATAGTAGATACTCTAAAACAAATCAAAGAACAACTGCAGATACCCAACCGACTCAATCGAAATGCCACGCTCGAGGCCGAATTTGAAGAACTGAAACAGTTAGGCCAACAATACCAAGACCTAGAAACCAAGTTTCGAGAACAAAAACGGGTATTTGACATACTAAAAACAACAGACCAATAATGCTGTTCCGTGCTATAATAGCATATGACCGAGATAACCTTAGATTGTAAAAACCGCAACGTGTATGCAATTATCGAATGGTGTAACGAACATTTTAAAGACACCTGGGATTGGCGGTGTAATTGGCCCAATCCTGTTTATCATTTTCAACTTCCGTCTGAACGGGCGGCTGTTTTATTTGGACTACGATGGCTATAACCGTACAAGTACCTTGGTCTAATCCCTACGATCACGGTGATCGTTGGAATGGATTGTTGGCCTGGACTTTAGAAACTTATGGACTGACAGGCGGTCGCTGGACCTATAGTCCCACTGCCGACTACATGAACTTTCATTTTACCGATGAATCGGATGCTCTTATGTTTCAGCTCAAAACTGCTGGACGTAGACTAACCAATGAAGAAGTGGCAGTAGATTTTGTTGGAGGATTAATCAATGGCCGTTAAAGTATGCTTTCACACTCTACGCATGGGCGATGTTGAAGATCCATATCTGTATGCGGCCTTTCCCATAAGCGAATGGCAAAAGACCGAACACGGACAGTGGGTAATGGATCACGCCATTGGCGAATCTACTTTTTGGTGCAACCCTGATCCCGAAACTATGGGATATCGTGTGGCTGTAGTAGGTGAATTGTCTGATGAAGATAATACATACCACGCACTGAAATGGGGTGTACCCAAATGATACACAACACCCACAACTTTCGTCCATCAGATAAAGTGTTAGATGCCTGTCATTGTGTTACAGTAGCTGATCCATTGACTTCCATGAGAGAAATGAAAAAGTGGTGTTGGGACAGAGAGTTGGGCCTAGTCTGGGCTGAACTAATGGATACCACAGATGTCAGTTATGTGTACGATAGTGTAGCAGCATTTTATTTTATGTCAGCAGAAGATGTTACTGCTTTTACGTTAAAGTGGAAATGAATCCCGAACTGACTTATACAGCCGCTACCGAATCGCATTGGCCTGCGGTTGAGCAATGGTGTGTGGCTAATATTGGCTCCTGGAATGAAGAATGGTACCGAGAGCACGCCGACTTGGCAGAATATATAGAGAATGGCAATGTGCAGGAAACTTACTATTTCCGGACCGGTGAGCAGGCTACCTTATTTGCCCTGAGGTGGCTATGATAGAAATCGTAATACCTCCCTGGGATATGTCGCAAGAGCAACGCATGGCACGGCTACCTCCAGCATTGGTAAACTGTGTGACACAGTTCCAAGCAAATTATCCCAATCTCGACAATGATACCCAGGAACGGCGGGCTGATCGTAAGTTTGAACAGTTAAATCCCGGTGTTAGAATTATGTATAATCCTGATCGTGTAGTATGGGACGATGATCAAGCGTATACAATGTTTGTGTTGAGGTGGCTATGATTACAGAAGATACAATAATGACATCAATAGCAAAGGCAATGCAAGACCAAATTGACCGGGAAATAATAGAATCTCTGGGTCTCAAATTCAGACTGGGCCGATATCTGGGCCAACCCGGTGCGGTCTCAATAAATCCCTACATTGTCAGCGATGTGGAACTATGGATCCTTCAACAATCGTCAACGTCGTGGCAGTATCGTGGCACCCAAGCTGATGGATACAAACTTTATACGCTAGACGAACAGTTATACACCCTGTTCTTGTTGAGGTGGCTATGATGTTGATAAGTAAAGGTAAAGAATTTACCTTAGAACTGTTTCAAGAGGAAGGTTGGCATCGTGTGCTGGTTCCTGACCGGTT